AGACCCAGAGCGAGGTTGATGTCCACTCCTCGGTTCAAGTCATCGGGCACCCATTGCTCCCTCTTACGCTCGAGCGTCGCCCGCGGAAGCAGCCAGGGGACGACGCCATACGGACTGCGAGTGCTCACGACTTTGCCCTGCCCGCTGATGAGGTTCACCAGCGTGATCCACCGGCCGGTCACAACAGCCGTGCCCGGTTCGAAATCGAACAGGTCAGCATGCATCCAATCGTCCGAGCCGACAAACGTGATGTAGTCGGCGTCGTTGTCGAGCGCCCAGCTCAGACCCGCATTGAGCTTGGCCCCGAGCCGGTTGTCCATGTGAATGGTGGCGAACCCGAATTCCTGAGCGATCTCCAGGTTCTCGTCGTCCGCCACCACTACACAGTCCGCCGTGATCCCGCGTAGCGCCAGCTCGTCGCACAGTGCCCTCCGCTGTGCGAGAGTCATACGTGTGACGGCGAACCGCCGCCACGCAGGAGTCACAAACGCCAGGTGCATTACGCCTGGACGACCGCCGTGAACATGGCCAGGCACTCTGCACGGACGACCTTGGCTCCGTACAGGTTCAGGCCCTTCACAAGATCACCGAACCGCAGCTCGCGAGCCACAGCCATGACCTCGGTCAGCTGCATGGCGAACGTCGTCGCCATGTTGTGCCCGGCGATAACCGCCCACCGGTTAGCGGTCGGCTCCGGCACGGTCGTGGACTCGAAGATGTCGAATCCAGCAGCCCGGCCAACGAACCCGTTGCGCAGCGCAGCCCCACCGTCCGCCGACGCCGAAGCATCAATGAACCGATTGTCCTGCAACAGCGCAGCGTAGAACTCCGGAGGAACGATGGCGAACCGACCGGCGTCCGGCACTTCGTCGTTCTTGAGGATCGTCCGCAAAGCGACCAGCTGGCCGTATGCGTTGTTGTCCGAGATGTCGGTCGTGACATCGCCAACATCGTTGGCCGTTCCGTTCACGGCCGTGTACATCAGATTGGACAAGAACGAGTCGATCGCGTTGGCGAGCTTATACGCCCCGCCACGGGTCACGGACTCGACCCAACCCGGCAGTGCCTGCCGCCGCGAGATGTCGTCCACGTCGAACGCGAAATACTTGGCCTGATCGATATCCAAGGCTCGCGTATCGTCCGTGATCGAATCCACGGTGATGTCCGTCTCAGCCGTGTACGTCTTCACGGTCGGATCGGAGAACTGCGTGATGTGGACGGTATCGCCTGCCTGCGCGATGTCGCCCTCGTAGTCCCGGTTCACAACACTGGGGCCACCGTACACAAGAACAGCCCGAAGGTGCTCGAGGATATTGGCGCTCCAGATCTCCGGGATAAAGTCGTCGATCATCCGTTAATCCTTTCCGTTATCGAGGTTGTGTGCCCTGCAGGAGGCTGTCCAAGCGTCCTTCGTTCTGCGCCTTGATGATCTCCGCCTGGGACATCGACTTGAGGTGCTCGCGCGTGATCTGATTCGCAACACCACCACGAGCACCTTGGTCTACCGACCCAGCTTTGGGCCGTCCTCCGACGTATTCCGGGTTCTCCTCGAGGAAGGCCGCGACTGCCTCCTCTACTCCTGTCACCGTGCCGTCGTCAGCGACGGTAACGTTCCCCGTGTCGATGAGCCGGTGCATGTGCTCCGGCTTCAACGCGTTTGCCCGAGTCGCCTCGGTCAGAACAGCAGCCTGAACGAGCTGGCGTTCCGCGATCGCCTGCGCCTGCGCCGCTCGCTCTTCCGTCTGCTTGATCTGCTCCTGCAGACGTTCCATCTCGGTCTGGCTGGCCTTTTTGATCTCGTCCAGCTCTGCCTTGGCTGCTTTCAAGTCTTCGTAGTCCGCTGGCGGAGTGGTCTTCGCTCGAGCCAGGCGCTCCTGGACGATCCGATCCAGCTCCTCCTGTGAGAAGGAACGCACAGCTTGCGGCTCAGGTGCTGGCGTCTGATCGGATACCGGATCGACCGGGGCAGCCGGAGCGGAGGTCGGTGCTGGAGTCGGTGCTGGTTCGGACATGTCTCCTCCTTAGGGGAGTACCGGCTCAGGAGCCGTTGGGTTGGGATCTGGATTTGCAGGTGGAACGGGCGGAGGCTCCGCCATCATGCGCGCGATCTGAGTCTGCGTGTAGCCCATGTCCTCGAGCGCCTGCCAGCGGTCAATCAGCCCTAGGCTGACCTTCTTGGCGGCAGCATCGACATGCTCTGCCTCGGTACGGATCTCCGGATCTGCCCAAACGATCTCCGAGTCCACAGGCGACTCGCCCTCACCGGCAAACATCCGGGCCAGACGCATCGTCTCCTCGAGTCCCTCGCCGAAGATGGTCTGCTTGCGCAGCACCTTCTTGATGAGGCCCGACTCCGCACTCTTGATCGCATCACCGGAAGGCTCCTGCCCTGCAGGCATGAGGTAGTGCTTCGGCGTGCGCGTCGTCACGGCCACATGCTCGACCTTCTGCTCGATCGACTTGAGGTAGCCCTCCAGCAGCGTCTGCTCGAACTCGCCAAACTTGACCGCCGGATCTTCTGCCTGCCACAGCGTATCAATCGCGACGTCGAACGGTTCGACTAGCTTGCCGCTAGTATCTTCCATGATTTTGAGGCCAACGGCCCAACGCTGACGGTGAGCGCCGAAGTAACCAGCCAGAGCGAGCAGGAATAGGAACCCGTTGATCTGGTTTTGGATTCGAAAGACATCACTCAGCTCCGACTCCCCCTCGACCAGCAGACGCGGCCGATTGCGGATTGGCACAACAGGCACGATACCGATCGGATTACTGACAGCCTGATCGGTCAGCTCCTTCCAAGGCGATTTCTCTTCCTGGCGCTCCAGGCCTCGAGGATCGCCGATCGCCATTCGGTCTTCGTTCTCGAGCTTGGCCTCGAACTTGTAGATCCAGGTTGGCGTGTAGACGTTCGCCCGGCGCATGCCTGTGTCTTCGTCCTTCCAGACCTTGAGTGCTGCGGCCCGTTTGCGGAAGTTGCTGCCGGGAACGTAGCCTACGATCGTCTCCATGGCGTCTTCGATGCAGATCACCGGAGGCTGGCCCTCCTCGTCATTCGCCCAGACCGACGTGTAGCTCACGCCTTTGATCAGCGACTCGAGGAAACAGACCTGCGACTCAGAGTCGAGTTGGTTCGCTTGCCAGATGTCCCACGTGGCTTGATCCGCTTGCCGGTCAGCCGACGCCGACAGCCGGAACCCATCCACCTTCAGACGCTCTTCGGTAACATCCACCACGAGTCGCATAAAGTTGGACCGACAGTCGTTGAGCAGCATCAAGAACTCGTTGCGCATCTTCGCGTCGTGCGCTCGTGTGAGAAACGGCAACGGATGCAGACCGGTATAGTAGCTCTCGAACATCGCCATCTCGTTTTGGCGATTGGACAGCTGACCGTGTAGGCGCTCTAGCAACAGCAGCTGCGCGCTCTTCCCTGGCGTGCTCATCCTCCGGGCCTCCCTGGGACGTGAGGTGCCAGCCGGGCCGGGAAGCCGCATAGAGGGCTTCTGTGGTCACGGAAGGCCGCGGGACGCCACGACGATACCTTCGAGAGGCCCATCAGTGGAAGCCCGCCACCCTGTAGACTGGCTCTTCCGGCTCCAGGAGGTCAGCGACCGCCTGCGTGTTCGCCATCGCTGCCGCCGTCAGCCAGTCGATGACCCTCATCTCCTGCATCAGCTCCGGCCCTCCGCGTGTCGCCTGGGGCCGGTCAAATCTCGTCTTCTCATGGGGCAAGGGACGTGAGATCGCGTTGAGCACATGGCGCTGGCAGTCGGGATCTTCCGGCAACCACAGATAGCCGAGCCGGATACCCTCCATAAACCGCTCGTAGTCGAGCGCGGCGTGAGCATTAGACTGCGACCGGTCGATAACCTCACACCCGAGGTGCTCTTGCGCCCAGCTCGCTAGCTGTTCTGCTCGCGTCATGTCCATCACGAGCGTATGGATCGGATTGCGATCATGAATCTGCAACAACGCGTCCTCGATCTGTGCCGGATCGAGCGAGTTGCCGTCGCGCGGAGGAGTCAGGATCTTACCCGCTCCAAACAGCCGATACTCGAGGTCACGAATCCACAGCGGAGC